CCTTATGAGATTTTGAGACGAGAACGCAATAACAAGCTCAAACAAACCGATTTTCTGACAGTTTCCGATTTTCCTTACCCCTCAGAAGATATACGATCAGCATGGCTCGCATACCGTCAAAAACTTAGAAACATAACGGCTACAGAGACGCCCAGTCTAGATGAAAAATATCAATTGGTAGTCACGTGGCCCACACCTCCCATTTGGCCCGCGAATGTGGTCTAAGTTCCAAGTCCATAGGACTTGTCCCCACCAAACTTCTTACAAATTGAGTCCCAGTTTGTAAGTCTCTACCCCAAGTGACTTCGTCACTTGTATCTAACCAGTGAAGTTCTATGAACTTCCCAGCTTAAAAATAAACTCTCACTATATTATAAAATGTCTGGTGGTATTGCCCAACTCGTAGCCGTCGGAGCCCAGGATGTGCACCTCGTCGGTCAGCCCGAGGTGTCTTTCTTCAGGTCCACCTACAAACGTCACACTAATTTTTCCCAAACTGTCGAGCGTCAAGTCATCCAAGGCAACGTCTCGAATGATGGTATGTCCACCGTCCGCTTCGAGCGCAAGGGTGACATGCTCAACTATGTCTATCTGGTTCCCAACACAGGCACTGCGACGGTTGCCGTTGCTGATTGGAGGACTGTAATTTCCAAGGTCGAATTACTAATTGGTGGTCAACTTGTGGATGAACAGGATTCTACCTACTCTACCCTCATCGCTCCCACCCTCTCCGCGACCTCCTCCTCCAAGTCGGTTGCCGGTGATCTCTATGGTGGCTCTACCAACGAGCGCTTCTACCCTCTCAGGTTTGCTTTCTGTGAGAACTGGCAGACCGCCCTTCCTCTCATTGCTCTCCAGTACCACGATGTGGAGCTTCGCATCACTTGGGGTGCCGCCGCCGCTGATTCCAGCAAGAAGTGGGACATCTACGCGAACTACGCCTACCTCGATACCCAGGAGCGCGAAGTCTTCGCTTCCCAGCCCCAAAATATGCTGATCACCCAAACTCAGAAGGCGATCTCTTCGGGCTCCAAGATCCAAGAGCTCAATTTCAACCACCCAGTCAAGTACTTGGCAGCCGCTGGTGACGATTCGGACACCACCGCCGCCGGTGGTTTGGCGTTCCTCAATGATAATAACAAGCTCAAGCTCCAAATTAACGGTACCGATGTTTCCGACTTCAAGTTTGCGAACCCTAACTACACCTCGGTTCCTCTCTACTACCACACCTCCCACGGTAACTCTGCTCCCGGAACCAAGCTCTTCACGTACCCTTTCTGCCTTGAGACTGGTAAGCTGCAGCCCACCGGTACCCTCAACTTTTCGCGACTTGACTCGGCTCGTATTGTAAATGATCAGCAGTCTGTCAACAAGGATATTTATGCCGTAAATTACAATGTTCTCCGCATCGAGAATGGCATGGGAGGCCTTTTATATTCTAACTAAATAGTAAATGTGGGACCTTATTTTCCTACTCGCCATCGTTTTTGTATTGACGTACGATCCTAAATCCAGGACACTCGAAACGTTTATCGGTCAACCCAAGACACCGTCGACCAGTAAATCTTGTGAAAATACGCATTACGAAGCCGTCCAGTTTGCACAGACACCATATGAATGTTCACCCCAAGGTAGGACTAAGATGGGTGTAATTACTTAAAAAGAAAAAGGGATAGACAAGTATATGATTCCCCTTAATCACGAAAATGTTATGATGATCGCCACAGCAGTATGTGTTGTAGGTGTTATTTTCCTACTTCGCGAGCTTCATAAGACTCGTGAGGAACTCTATGAGCTTCGAGATTTCTCAGAGGATGTCATGGAAAAGCTCAATTCTATCGATGGAGACGGGGACGGGGATGACAATTTATCGGAAATGACCCCAGAAGAGGAAAAATTGATTGAATAAACATATCCGCATATTATAACTTGCGAATGAGCAATGAAAAAGTACAAGGCGATTGCAATACCGGTTAGCTTTGTCGACGGCAAGCCGAGATTCCTCACTGTGAGAGATTGGAGATTCAAGGAATGGATATTTGTCACAGGAGGATGTAGAAGACGAGAAATTTACAACCCGATTCGTTGTGCTCTTAGAGAACTGGAAGAAGAGACTAGGGGGGTTATATCACTAAAAAATGGACAGTACACCGAGTTTAAGTTTATACATAAAGAGAGTCCCACGGTTGATTTGGAATATAATGTCTTTATATTCTTCGTCAACTATACCAGGTCTCAGCAAAATGAATTCGTACGAAGATTCTATGAAGAAAAGCAAAAAACATCAGTAAAGAAGGCACTCCACCAACCGTATAAGAAAACGTATGACGAGAATGACTTTATGAGTTTTGATACTCTAGAAGAATACAATTCACGTAAACGTTGGAAATTGATAGTGGACAACGTGATTAAAAATCCAGAGTTTTACTCATGCATAAGTTCTCACAATAGAAAAACCTTCTCTATAAAATAATGAAGTCCAAGGCTTTCATCTTACACCAGATCGGAGAGTTGCTCGATAAGAATAGGGGAATGTGTGAAGATGAAATTGTTCAGTGGAAAGAAGATAACAAAGATAAAACTGTATATGAACTTCTAGTTATAAAGAAAGATTTAGCAGAAAAAAAAGTATACCAAGATGTTTCATTTATGAAGTGGTTTAGAGATGAAGACCAATAAATGGATATGTTTAAGAGTTGGTGTGCGTCTCAAAAATTTGATAATGCATCCAATCTATCACATGTGCTCATGGACGGAGGAAAACTCTCTGTGCCATTTGATAGATTGAACGAATTCTATGAGAGATACATAGAAGCTATCGGTACTAGTGAAAAGTTATTCGTTGTGGAACAAAAGACTCCAACTTATAACTTCTTCATTGATATTGATTACAAAGACCAAGATTCACTCTCAGTTGAGGAGATCAAGTCTATATGTAAAATCATATGTGACAAGGTGAAACGTCATGGTGGTAAGAATTGTCTCATATCTGCGTCGCCTCCAAAGAAGGTGGGTGACTTAATTAAGACTGGGGTACACCTGAACTGGCCAGACTTTGTTGTAGATCAAAGTTCCGCGATTGCTTTGAGGGATCATGTCCTTGTAGCCCTCTCTACTGCTAAGAGTTCATATGACTGGAATGATATCATAGATTCATCTGTGTATGGTGATCTTCAGAGGAGGACAAAGGGGAGTGGTTTTAGAATGCCATGGTCGTATAAAAAAGCTAAACACGACGCATGTGGTGGGCAGGGGTGTTCTGGTTGTGAAAATGGTAAAGTGAATCAATTGGCCTATCTTCCAGTTTTCATGTATACACCAGAGCCGTTGAGTACAATTATTCGTGTACCACCAACACCGGATGTCAAAATCCTAAAGATGTCTGCGGTTCGTACGGATGCTCCTCAGACTACATTTGTTAAACCACCTTCTATGCCTATGAGGGAGGGTGCCTTTACAGAAGACGAAATTAAGGATGAACTTCAGGATGAAGAACTCAAATACATGATACAGTCTTTCGTTCAGAAGAATCTTGAGGGGCAATCCAGTGCTTACATTACTAAGCTTTTCAAACACAAAAATACATTCCTAGCTGCAACGAATTCAAATTATTGTGAAAATCTGAGAAGAGAGCACAACTCAAACCATGTATGGTTCATCATCAGTGGAAAACTCATCATACAGAAGTGTTTTTGTCGTTGTGAAACTCTCAGGGGACGAAAGGATGGTTTCTGTAAAGACTTCTGTGGTCGTCGTCATGAATTACCGAGTTCCATAATCAATAAGTTGTATCCCAAAAAAGAGGAAATCCAAAACTGTCCAGAAATCAAGAAATTTGTTGAAAAACCCCAACCTAAACAAGTAGAGATAAAACCCTTATTACAGAGATTTGTTCGGAAATATATGAGTAACCAGTTGGACACTACGATTGTAAGTGTCAAGAGAACGAAAACCAATTACGTAGCCCTCACAACCTCAATGTATTGCGAATCTATCAATGGAGAGCACACGGATCATGTGATGTCTTATGTCATCAAAGGTAACAAAATAACACAACAATGTCCGGTTTGTAAAGGGAGTAAAAATAAGGCTAGAACACATCAAATTGTCGATAACAATCTCGTAAAACTACTTAAACAATAATACGGAGTACTATTAAATGGTTATAGTTACTCGTACCCGTTCAGGAAGACATATAAAGAAACCTACTCTATTCCAGGCTACGGAAAGTGTTTTAGAAGATGATTATGGTACGGATGAACATGATACTGATATAGATTCCGATTTAGACACAGATGATGAATTATACGACGAAGACAGTGAAGAGGAATCTGACGAAGACGCAGATGAAAATGGTAATCTCAAAGATTTTGTGGTAGATGATGAAAGTGAAAGTGAGGAAGAAAGTGCTTAAAAAAAACCGTTTATATATTAGAAAATGGAAACTGATATTGGTAACCCCATTGAATATAATCCTGTTCTTCAAGAAGTTCCAGAGGAGAAAGATGAAAGTAACGAGAAACACTCTGAGGAGTATTATTTTCATCCGTCTGATTATCCACCGCCACCTCAACAACCTTATCAAGGTCAGGAGTCCTTTGATTTATTCAAGAATGTTGACAAGTCAACTTGGATCATAGCGTTTGCAGTATTTTTACTTGGCTTTTTTATGGGGAAAACCATGCAACCAGTTATCCTCAGGTACACTTGAGAATGGAACAAACTTTCCTATATTACCAACTTTTGGGGGTATGAAATGATTA